CATTAACTAAAGGAACTCCTTATGTGCAAGTAATTCCTTTTAAAAGAGATAATTGGAAAATGGAAATTAAAGTTAAAAAAAATAATAAAATAATACAGAATAGATTTTCTTATAACTTAAAGTTATTACACAAGTATAAATTAAAATATTGGCAAAGAAAATCTTGGAAATGATAGATTTTATAAAAATATTTGACGATCCAATAGGAGTAAAAACTATTTCTAATTTAATAAAGTATGCGAATACTGTTGATTTTAAAAATGCAACTATCGTTGGTAATAACAACAATCAATTAGATAAATCTATTAGAAATACACAAGTTTACCCATTACAAAGAACTAGTGAATCTATGTCAAACATTCATTGGTCTTCTGTGCTTGAAAAAGTTTTTACTGAAACTATTGTGGATTATTTTAAACTTTTAAATACTAAAAATAGTTGCACAACAA